CGCTGGCTATGGTATAACTAATACCACTGGTAACAATCTGATAGTTGTCGCTAGTTGCTCCCATTGGATTCTCCGCTGTGCTGGGTCTTGGGCTAAAGTGAACCTAAATATGGTTACTACCTATGTATATTTCCGAAAGCAAGGCTAACATGGACATCAACAACCTCCGATTCCCCCGCGAAGTAGAGAACCATGTCAAGAAGTACGAAGTTTCGTATATTGACGCGGTAATAGCAGTATGCGAACGCTTTGGTATTGAGCCGCAAGTGGCTGCAAAGTTCCTCAGTAAGCCCATTATTGAAAAAATCAAGGCTGAAGGGCAGGAACTGAACCTGCTTCCAAAAAAATCCAAACTGCCTGTTTGACCATTGACTACACAGGAGTCTGTGGTATCTTACCTACATACCTGTGACTGAATTGTTCGTCAACACATTAACACACAGCGTACACCTAGTACAAGGAGACAACTATGGGTTTTAAGGACATGAAGACTGCATCGAAGAACGCCTATCAGACTCTTGCCACAGAAATGGACAAGATGGCGAAGAAGTCGGAGTCATATAAGGACGACCGCCTTTGGAGGGCTGAAACTGACAAGACTGGCAACGGCTACGCGGAGATTCGATTCCTCCCTGCACCCGATGGTGAGGATCTGCCGTGGGCGCGTGTGTGGCATCACGGCTTCCGTGGACCAGGCGGTTGGTACATTGAGAACTCCCTCACGACCATTGGTCTAAAGGATCCAGTGAGTGAGATGAACTCCATGTTGTGGAACACGGGTTCGGACAAGGACAAGGCTATTGCCCGCGACCGCAAGCGTAAGTTGTCGTATGTGTCGAACATTCTTGTGGTCAGCGATCCCAAGCACCCCGAGAATGAGGGAAAGGTGTTCCTCTTCAAGTACGGCAAGAAGATTTTCGAGAAGATTCAGGAGGCGATGAATCCGCAGTTTCAGGACGAGAAGCCTCTGAATCCGTTCGACTTTTGGAACGGTGCGAACTTCAAGTTGAAGATTCGTCAGGTGGACGGGTACACGAACTACGACAAGAGCGAGTTCGCTGCCCCCTCTGCCCTGCTTGGTGGCGATGACGCTGCGCTTGAGAAGTTGTGGAAGACACAGCACTCACTCGCAGAGTTCACCGATCCGAAGTCTTTCAAGTCTTACGATGAACTAAAGGCTCGTCTTGAAATGGTTCTTGGAGGCAACATTCGCGCAACCGCTGATTCGGCTGTTGCAAAGGGTGGTGCGGAGAAGGCATCATTCGATGACGAAGACGAGACTCCTGCTCCAGTTGCGAAGAAGGCTGCTCCGCAGCCAATGAAGAAGAGTGTGAAGGAATCCGTCAGTAATGATGACGAAACCGAAGATGCACTCTCTTACTTTGAGAAGTTGGCTAGCGACGACTAAATACTAGCAGCCTTCGGTTTCGCAGCAAGGGGCGCACTTCGGTGCGCCTCTTTCTTTTTAGAACACATGGGACGCGGCTTGCATCGTCCTGATTGTGGGTTCGTTGTTCCTGATGCGAAGATCGTCGTTGAAATTGTTGATGTTGTTCGTGACATTCGACCGAACATTCGCGGTATTCACTGTTGGGTTTGACGGTGGTCCGCTCATTGCCGATGCTGTTGCGTTTTGCAAAGCATCTTGCTCGGCAGCGTATTGATTCGCCATTTTTCCTACTGTGGTATTTGCAGTGGCGGGAGCAGACACAGTTCCTTCGGTCGTTTCTCCTGCCATTCCCTCATCAACAGATATGAGTGATCCCACTCCAGGAATAGAAGACACCAAGTCATAGATGCCTTTTCCTCCAACAGCATCAGCAAGTGCTTCTGCCAGTGTTTCTCCGACCCATGCACCACCCATTGCTCCAATCAGAGTTCCGATACCAGGAATTGGTATAGCCGTTCCTGCTGCGCCACCGATCACTGATCCCATTGCTGAACCAAGAGTTCCTACGAGTGTTCTGCCGATCTGCTCTTTCTTCTCTTCAGGATTCATTGATGGGTCATTCTTGATGCCCATGATGTCCAATGCTCCAATGGCTCCGCTTATGAGCGCACCCAAGCCTGGTAGAGATACCACGCTCTTCATGATTTTTCCTGCACCAGACTTTACTGCACCTTTTATTGAGTTCATTGGGTTCAAGGAACTAGCCGCATTTTTTGTCCAGTTCCACGCACCAGATAGCAAACCTCCTGCTCCTCTTGCAGCAGAAGATGCTGCGGTTCCCACAGCAGATGCTGCTCCACCGATTCCCCTGCCTACGGCACCTGCCACACGACCAACTCCGCGACCAATGCCGCCTGCTACGCGACCGATGCCGCGACCAACCGCTCTTGTTGCTCGTCCAGCCGCACTCAAAATGCCTCTCCCACCTCTACGCAGTCCGCGCATGAGCCGCCTTGCAGCAAGCCGTCCTCTTCGGAACAGGCGACCTATGCGGCTTCGCCTTCCAAAGAAACGATTTTTGAGAGAGTCTAGGATGCTGCTAGATCCACCGCCAGAACCTCTTGTAATACGATCAACGGATTTACGAATAGTAACAATTTCTTTGTAGATTGCTTCAATGGTCTTGGTCGGGAACACTGCTCCTTTGGTGGTTTCAAATTGGCGTTCTCGTTCAGCCAAACCACCCATGCCGCCAATCATTCCCCTCCCGCCTCCACCGAATCCACCCGAGCCTCTTCTCAAGAGTTGACGCTCGTAGTCGCTCATCTCTTCCTGTGCTTCTCTGCGCTGACGGAGGAATCCCCCAAGCAGACCGCCAACCACAGGAATTCGTGAAACAAGTCTTTCTGGTAGCGTCTTGCGGAATTCTTGAATCCGCTCTCTCACAAATTCCGCAAAAGATGCCTTCTTACGCAGTTGCTCTTCTACGGGTTTGATTGCAGTGTCAATTTTTTCAGTTACTGCTGCGGAGTCTGCTGATCTCTGTGCCAGTTTGCGGATGACCTGTATCTTTGCGTATATCTTCTTTGCTTCTTCGCTTTCAGCAAACTCCGCATCAATAGACAGATTTTTTGCTTCGTTCAGCAGGGTAGCCGCAGACACCATGAGTGGGCTTGCTTGACCCGCAGCCGCTGCCATGCCTATGGGCGGCGCACCAGCCGCAGAGGAAGCCACTCTAGAGGCACGGACAGCAGATAGACGCTGCTCGGGAGACAAAGGCAGAAACCGACCTCCAACACCGCGTCCTTGTCGCGCTGCCAACTGTCGCCTAATTTCGGATTCTGAATATTGATTAGCCATGAGACTCCCTTTATCTCATGATGTAGGAATCACACCCGCTTGTTTTTGTCTACCCTCTCGCGTTCTTTTTTGAGATGAGCAGTCAGCATTTGTATGTATACCTCTCGCTCCCAAGGAATTAGATTTTCCAATTCCTCCAAAGAGTACTTGTGATGCTGCATAAGCATGAAGTTTAGTTGATAGTATGCCCCCAAGTCATTGTGACAGAGGGCTAGCGAAAAAAATCAGAAACGCTCTTCAGGTGTACATTCACTACTTGCTTGCATTCGGGACACGGATACTTGAATTCGTATACGAGTTCGGGAACACTGGCAATGAAGTCCATGATTTTTGCAAACTGATCTGGCAGCAGATTGTCGATGAAGTCCGAGAGTTCTTGTGGGTTGATGTCTTTTGCTTCATGTACCTGTTCATTCAGTATCACGGATTCAATGCACCGTTTTGCAAGATCGAACGCTACTTCCACTTCGTTCTTGGAATGATCAACATCGTGTATGGATGGGTATCGCAGCACGATTGATAGCGTATCGCTGATCTGTATCGTTGGATCGGGCTGTGGCTTGTCTGCCTTCTTGATCGTGATTTCGTCAAGTTTGATTTTGGCTGAAACCGCTTTCCCACAATTCGAACAGGTAATTTCTGGCTTTGCCTCTTCGCCCACCGACTTGGATCGGATCTGTAAGAATGCGTATTCCGCGTCGGCAGAACACAGTTTCTTGGTGTCCATGTTTCCGTTCGTGCATACGAGAATCACATTTCTCATTGCATCGTTGATCTGATTGTGATCTTTTGATTGCAGTGCCATCAGGAGGATCTTTTCCTCCTTCACCAAGAACGGTCGGAATTTTGATACGATACCAGACACTGGCAGAGTCATGGTGTATTGCGGCAATGCGGCAGAAGTCAAATTCAATATAGACATAGCGATCCTTTTCAAGAGGTTGTACAGTATTTATCTCAATAGCGAGAACTCTGGTGCGGGGTCTGGTAGCGTATTTGAAATCAGGGGCGGTGCCTGATTTATGGGCGCAGTCGGAACCGCGTTCGATAGGAGGGACGGCGGTTGAACCGATCCGAGATATTCGGGGTAGTACTTGCGGAAACATAGTGTTGTTTCCATTTTCAAGAAGTCGTTTTCACGGTCGTATCCCATCTGAATGTCGCCAATGGATTTTGGATACACTTCTTCTACTACGAATCGCGCCGCAGGGATGTCGGATTTGTCGATCACCGTGATGCCCATACCTGTAACATAATCGTCATAGAAGGCAAACTTGAAGTTCACTGGATTTACAATAGAGTTCAGCCATGCTTCAAAAAAGTTTCGTTCGCGCATATCAGCAGACAGTATAATGGACAGGTTCATCTCTCCGCTATAGATCGGCTCATATGGCATATTTCGTGCTGGTCCGTAGAAGCGATACGGCGTGGTTGACAGCGATCTTCCAGGAATGATTACGGAATCGCAACGCACAAGCATGGATCGCAGTGCCCGATTGTCCCTGCTTGGGTGTCTGCGTGGAAAGGCAATGTCGATTTCGTATCGGTTGCTGTACGCCAGACCCGAATTCGTTATGTTTGTTACGAGTTCGTTGATGTTGGATGGTAGGTTAGCCATTATCTTCCTCTTCTAATGACATTGTGATACGAGTCTCGGTATACCGTTACTGGTCTTGCGCCCACGAATCTGCTTGTCTCGGCTTCCACCAACTGTTCCCACATTTCATATGGAAGAATTGCGGGTCTACGCTTCATGCCTTTCCACAAATACCTTCGGTAGCAAGCCCTGAAGAATTTCATGGAGCGATGTGAATTCAGTTTGTCATAGTCTACAGACAACCTGTTTCTCCATTCTTCTCCTGCTTTCAGCACAGGCAATCTCTTCATAATCTGTTGAAACAGGAACATTCTGTATTGTGGGTGCAGATAGTGTAGGTTGATTCCTTCGAATCCTTCTTTTGTGACATCGCAAATGAGTACCATCGGATAAAGATCATAGTATGTATTGCGAGAAATAAAAGATTCGCTGATTGGTTTGTACTTGAAGAATACTAGTTGACCGTTGAACACGCGGGACGGGATGGACAGTTTTCCTTCGGTCTGAAACAGTTTCAGCAGCCGAATGTATGTCTGATCGGTCGCGCCTAGTGCCGTGGTGGTTTCCTCAATCAACTGCTGCAATTCGTGCGATGGATCGTTCATACCGACTTCCTTCCGAACAGATCGTCTTCGGTCAGGATCTTGAACTCCCATCCCCGAGCATCAGACACCTTTTTTGCTGCTTCCCACTTTGCCTTGTTGGTGATCCATGTTTTCACTTCTGAAATATAGGTTCTGGTTACCCGCTTCTTTTTCTCTGGTTCGCGGCATTGTTTCTTTGGCTTTATCTCTACGAGCCAAGTCTTCATGCCTTCGGGAGTCTTGATCTCCACCAAGAAGTCTACAAAGTACCTGTGTGCCTTTTTGTCTATCGGGCTGTAGTACGGAATCACCACTTCTTCTGATGCCCAGCGTACAACATTAGGGCTTTGGTCGCAGTACTTCATGAACTTGCGCTCCCACATACTTCGGTAGACGATCTGTGTGGGATTCCCTATGTACTTGGTGGGGTTTTCGGGTCGAAAATGTCCTTTGTATGCCATACATAAATATGTAGCCATTCTTCAAAAGGAATACCGCCGAATGTCCTCCATACCAAACCATTTCAACAGAACTTCAAATGTTCCCGTTGCCAGCAATGGAGAACCGCTTGGTGCTGTTACGGCTACAAATCGTACTAGCAACTACGCCAAAGAGGTGTTCAATTCACAAATTCAAGACCCTGTTGCCGCTGCGCTAGAGGGCGTTCCTAAGCAGGAACGCGGTTCTCGCAGTCGTCCACGCATACTTCGGTATCCGCAGGACATAGGAACAGGTCAGGTTCCT